AGAAGATGGCAAAACAAAACTTATCAACGAGGGATTAAAAACTATTTGGATAAGACAAACAAAAGAAACTGCTAATGGTATGTTATCTAAAACAGACTGGTTAGTTACTCGTAAGTCTGAAAAAGGCACAGCTATACCAGATGCCACCACTACATTTAGAGATAGTGTTAGAACTAAATGTGCAGAGATAGAAACTAAGATTAATGCTTGTAGTAGTCTTGCAGACTTTATGAAACTATTCGATACACCAGTAGATAGTGATGGCAAACCAACTGGTGACAATGCCCCCATATATGCTTTTCCAAAGGAGACTTAGATGCCACATATATATGATTTAAATCCACATTTAAAACCTAAACCAAAAGAACAAACACCTGAAGTGAAAAAAGGTAGACCTAAGAAAGTAAAAGATGAGCAAACCAACGATGACAAGTCTAAAAGCTGAGATCGATAATCTCAAAGAGATTGTCCAGGAACTTAAAACTTCTTTGAGAAGGATCGAGAGTTGGCTGTTTGCTGGTATGGGTTCTATTATTATGCTTCTTGTAACACAGATGTTTATGTGAGGTTGTATTGATCGATCCAGTTAGTGCATTTGGTTTAATAGTATCGGCACATAAAACAATAAAAAAATGTGTAGAGATGGGCCGTGATTTGAACTCAGCTCAAAATGCTGTGATGCAGTATGCCAAGGGAGAAGCTGAACTAGGTTTTGGTAAGGAGAGAAAAAAGAAAAGTATATTTGGTGGTGTTATGGATAATGCTATCGAAAAACATTTTAAGGAAGAAGAACAAAAAAGATTGAAAGAAGAATTAAGATCAATATTTAGATTGTATGGATCGCCTGGGCAATGGGAAAGATTACAAGCTACGATTGCTCAAGCTAGAGCTGAACATAAAAAAGCATTAGAAGAACAAGCTAGACAAAGAGATATATTTATAAAAACAGCAGTTGCAATCGTTGTGGGATTAGTAGGTTTTGTTGGTATATATTATTACGCTTTATATTTAAAAGGTGACTTATGAAACTCGTTAGTTGTTTTTTATTGGCATGTTATATGAATGGTATACCGAGCCAAAGCACACACTTTAAGTCGATTCAGACTTGTCAATATTTCAAGAACTATCTGCATAAACAAACTGTAAATATTGGTCAGCCACCTATAGCTAAAATGTATGAATGTTATTGTAAATTGGTAAATGTAAATCCTGAAAAAGTGAGGGTGCATTGATTACTGTAGAGAGATTTTTGAAGTGGAAGATATTGCCCAGGTTCATGATGTTGCTATCAACAGCAATGTCCTGGAGGTGTGCAGAATGGTTTATGTCATTAGAAGAACCTACTGCTTCTCAATCAGCTTTTGTATCTGTAGTCATGGGAGTTATGACTGGAGTATTTGGAATTTGGATGGGTCACGAACATAAGGAGGTGTCAAATGGAAACCAAAATGAAAAGTCTTAGCAAGAGACAAGAAACTACAATGAAGAAGCATTCAAAGCATCACTCATCAAAGCATATGAAGATGATGAGATCAAAGATGCTTCAAGGAATGTCGTTCTCAGAAGCACACAAACTAGCTCAAAAGAAAGTCGGAAAATGATTCAAGCATTGATAGGTCCAGCTACTAAGTTACTTGGAAAATTTATAGAAGACAAAGATACTAAAAATAAATTAGCACATGACATAGCTACGATGGCTGAGAAACACGCTCAAGAATTAGCTAAAGGTCAGCTTGAAATTAACAAAATGGAATCACAACATAGGAGCATATTTGTTTCAGGGTGGAGACCATTTGTAGGCTGGACTTGTGGTGTAGCTCTTGCCTGGCATTTTGTCATAGCACCATTTGTTATGTTTTTTTCTGCATACTTTGGTGTTGTACTACCTGAGTTACCTACATTTGATATGGGTTCTTTGATGACAGTATTGATGGGTATGCTTGGACTTGGTGGTCTACGATCATTTGAAAAATATAAAGGATTGACTAAATGAAAAAGCCATATCCCAAAAAAAATTTTAAGAGAAAATTTGCTAAAGTTCCTAAGACTAAAAAGGGAGTGCCAATAAAATATGTAGCTGGTTCTAAGAACCCTTCAGCTAGAGAAGCAGAAATAAAAAGAACTGCGAGGTTATATAAAGAAGGAAAGCTTACACCAGCAATGATGGATAGAATTGCTAAACAAAGAATGAGAGGTTGATATGTCAGCACCAGCAAAATATGTAAAAAAATTTGGTAGTGAAAGAGCCAATAAAATTTATAGAAGAGGTTTAGGAGCTTACTACTCTTCAGGTAGTAGACCTAAAATGTCACCTCATCAATGGGCAGTAGCCAGGCTGAAAGCTCATGCTGAGGGAAGAGCGTCTGTTAAAAAAGCAGATGGTGATTTATTTAGAAAAAAGAAAGGATAAAAATCATGCCAATGGGTAAAGGATATGGGAGTAGCTATTCCCCAAAACAAAAAAAAATAGCCAAGATGTCAGGCAATAAAAAAAAGATGGAAGCATCTGATTTTGCCAAGCTAAGAATGTTCAAGAAGAAGAAAAAGAAAGCGATGGCATAGTGGATATCGATCAGCTTCGAGAGACTTTGAAGGTTGATGAAGGTGTCAAGAATGAGATCTATTTAGATCATTTAGGTTTACCTACTTGTGGCATAGGTCATTTGATTACAGAAGATGATCCTGAACATGGGTTGGAAGTTGGCACACAAATAGATGATGAAAGAGTAAATGAATTATTTGACCAGGATGTACAAGTTACTCTTGGCGAATGTCGTTTACTCTATAATGACTTCGATGATCTTCCAGAAGAAGCACAACAGATCATAGCTAATATGATGTTTAATATGGGTAGACCCAGGTTGTCTAGGTTTCACAAAATGAAACAAGCAGTTGATGGCCGTGATTGGATTGAAGCTGGTAATCAGATGATGGACTCTCGCTGGTACAAACAAGTCACAACGAGAGCCGATAGATTAGTTAGAAGAATGCAAGCTATCACTTAGTGCGATAGCTCTTTCTGCTCCAGGTATTCTTTTTATCCATCCCCTTCTTTCAATCTGATGAATGTGGCTATGGATCGTTGACCTGGATTTAAGACCAAAGTGATCTGCAATCTCTTGGTATGTTGGGCAAAGATCATGAGTGTTTTTGTATGTCTTAATAAAGTTATAAATATTACTCTGCTTTTTGGTCATCGGTATTTTTACCTGAGACATAAAACTCTCCCATTTTTATTTCCATTTCAGATTGCAATATCCCATTAAGAGAACTTATTGTTGCCATGTTCTTTGTTCTTAACTCATCCATAAACTGAGATTTTTTTTCATTCGTAAATTCTGAATTATATATCTCAGCTATAACTTCAAAGTATTTAGTTACAAAATCAGTAGGATTAGCGTAAACGATAGGGTCTTTCTTGCCAATAAAATGCATTATGTATTTAGTGGACGTTTCAGACTCCTCAAGAGACTTAACTTTATTTTTGATGTCTTCTATTACATCAACCTCTTTTGGACTCTGTGCGACCTTTATATCGCCTTCTTTTTGTGTGGGATAATCTTGTGCTTCTTCAACTGTGATTAATCCTTTGATCGCATCAGGAAATGCATCCCTGAGAGCAAAACCTCTTGCCCTGAGTTGTAACATCCTGGATGGATATTGTTGCCAAGGTCCTCTCTTGGAAGTTAGACCAGCTCGTTTAGCATCTTCATAAGAAAAAGATGATTGAGTTTCCTCGATGTCACCACCTTTAATTTTTCTTTTGATTGTGCAGACTGCTTTAGCTTCTTCTTCAATATATTCTTCTTTCATTCCACCCCAATCAGGATGAGCTTTACAAACTGCAATCATAGCATCACCCCATAAAGAAGGTCTGCCATTGATGACTGCAATGTTCTGAAGGGATTGCATTGGAGCTAGTCCAATCTCATATCCCCATTGTATAGCAACCAGGATATCATTTGGTTTACCTTTGAATTGATCAGGAATATTACTTGATACAGATAGAAACTTGGAAAACTCCATAGCTTCTGTCATGTTAGTTGGATTTAGTGTTGGTAAACTATTCATTATTTTTCCTTTCAATCTTAAATCTTCTATGCCAACTAGCTGGTTTCGCTTGCACAATTTTCTCAGGTTGTGCTTTTCTTTTCACAATTTTATTTAAGATACGATACTCTCCTATCTCAGCTACCTCGGCATCATGTTCTTGCATAATCATCTCTAATGCTTCCTGGCATTCTTGCATAGTCTTTGACCAAGCATCGACTTCACTCTTAGCCTTCATCCAATCCATGCCAATTTGAACGACTTCATTCTTAGTTTTAAGATGATCCAGATTTATGGTGTAAGGTCTTTGTCCATTATCAAGTGGTGGATAGGGTTCATCCTTCTCGACCTTTTCCCAAAACTCTTTAACCTTATCTTTAATTATTTTAAATATTTCTTTATCTGCTTTGAAAGGTGTAAGAGTTAGTCTTTGAGACTTACCAAAGACGGCTATGATACCCCACTTAAAACCTGAACACATGAGTTGTGTCTGAAGTTGTATCACCTGATCATGTCTTGGAAAATCATCCAAAACACTTGTCTTTATTTCTAATGCACCAAGTCCTGTCAGTTCCATATGACCTCTAGTCTTTGGGTCTTGAACTAGCATTGATCCATCAATTTGTAAGATAGCATCAAGTGAAGCACAAAGTTTGTAGTCATCCAGGCGATATCCCTGATCAACTTTGCCTAACCTAATATCTGCTTTACCATCTGCCAAAACTTCGAGTTCATCTCTTGCCCATTCAGTTACACCAGCTTCTAAATAGTTCCCTCTTTTCTTGGCATCTTTTCCGAAGTCACTTTCAATAGTTGGTATACCTTGTTGAGCATGAATTGTTTTTAGTCTCTCTCGTTCATTGGTAGAAAATTTGGTCTGACCTAAAACAAGAGCTGGAACTCTTGAAGATCCTAATTCAAATCTATCATCTGAGAATTTAGCCATTATAAACCCCCAAAATAAAAGTTGTAACATCGATCATTGATCAGGCATACTATATGTAGTATGTAGTATACAGAGACCATAGTTAAAACTGTGCCGATGGCATAGCCTAATAGCTTAAAAACTATTATAAGTTCTAGAGGTATATGACGAATTCTTAGGAAATTTAGTGTGCCACAATATATATTATGCGACAAACTTCTAATACTATTCTTCATATTACCCATAAGTGTTTGATATACGATCATAGTTATACTCCTTAATAAATTGTTTGATTGTGTACTCACCTTAGAAGGACATGACAAAATACCCCCCATATGTAGTAATTTAAAATTAAGACGATTGTTTTTATTGCATTTATTATTCATTATCTTAGACCATGTACACCATAAAGGATATCAAAGTTACTTCTTGATTTTATCTTAAATCCACACATTGTTAAAACATTTTGTGCCTGAATGACACGCTCTAACATTGGGAGCTTTGAGTTCCTGGATATTGATCTAATCTCTCGTGCAACTGATGCCAGTTCCTGAGATGCAATTTGCATCGTCTTGCGATCCATAAGTGGAATAGTTAAACGACAAGCCGTCTTATGACCACGATAAATTAAATAGTTCTCATGATTCAAAATTGACTTAGCCACTTGTTCTTTTTGTGGACCAGTTAAAGTCGGAAGCAGACTATCAAGATTACTACCAGTAAAATTCTTTTTACCACCAGCTTGCTTGATCCTATGCTTTATAATTTTACCTAACTTTCTCATAGTACTAACTTATCATTTTGATAATCATTATCAATGTCATCTGATTTGTCACTCAAATTAGCAAATGGTGTAAACTGATTTTGCACTAACTCGGCTAATCTTGTAAGATCATTCCATCGACCTTTGGTAACATCCCTGGCTAATTCCTTTCGGTGTTCTAGATAGGATAAGAACCCTTCATAAAGTTCTTGAGTTCCTTTAAATGTAACACGATTAGGTAATCTCTCAACTTCTATCCAACCTTCAGCTTCACACTCATCGACCATGTTTGAGATTGATTGTCTTGTTGTCCTGAGTTGATCAGCCACACATGATATAGTGTAAAACTCGTTTACTATGTAAGAGTAAGTTATAATTCTATTAAAAGCATTTCTTAATGGAGTTGAATTAAAATATCTTTGTATCTTTGTTTTTAATCGATCTTGCCTTCCCTGGTATATATTTAGCTCAAGCTCACAAAGAACTTTAGACATTTCCATATCAAGATAATCTTGTAAATGTTTCTTATTCATTTGAACCCTCCAATCTTTTAATTACATTACGAACTGTAGAAGCATACCATGACCCACCTCTTGCCGTAGTTGTACCAATTTGATTCAGGTTGGTTGCAATCTCACGATAGCTCATACCACTTTTTTGTAAGGCAAGTATGGTCGGTGCAACGATCTGAGCAAACCCATCGGATTGAGCTTTGACCACTTCACCAGCTCTTGCTCTTGCTTTATCCATATGCTCATGGATGCCCAGCTTAGTAACATTGCGACCTTCCCTACTCTTGTAAATGCCCTTCTCTTTTAACTCATTTTTAATACGAGCTAATCCTGATTTTGTTCTCTCAGAAATTTTCTTTCTCTCAAATTCTGCAAACATAACTTTCATTGAGAAACGCTCAAAGCTTTCTGATATTGAAGGATCATTACACACAATAAGTTTGATCTTGCCTTTGTCT